CCGCAGTTCAACAATTACGTTGCTTGACCACGCTAATTAAAATTGTGACCCCTTGAAAACCTCAGCTACGCCGAGGAAAAATTCCGGTATATCACAATAGATACGGCGTAGCCAATTAAGACTCTAAGAGTCCACCCGTGCGGCCACAGCACGGTACAGATTTAAAGTTCCTGATAAAACTAGTGATAACCTCACTACTGGGGTGTTTAACGTCAACCACGACGGTGCCGCTCTATTACTAAGGAATAGGTTGCGGCGGATTATCCTGATAATAAATCCTGGGCATTCCTGACCAAAAATAAACTTGAAAATCCTCTCCGGCAGCAACATGCATATCAATCTGTTGCTCAACAGAAGTGTGTCCCTCAAAGGACACTCGGTACAAATTTTGGTAAGTACCCGCTTGTAAAACGGGATTATTTGAGTTAGTCATACGGGCTAATTTGCCAGGAACAAATCGATACTGAGTTTGATATGGGACCTCAAACTCAACGTTAGGATTAATCAAATCAGTAGCATAAACAGTACCACGAGCGCCTGTTGGCACTCGCTCACTAAAACCAGGAATAATGGATTGCGACACCAACCAAGCTGGTGTTGTCACCATAGGCAGCTCCTGATTAAAATATGCAGGATTTGAAAAAGTGAGCGGATCAAACCGCTCAACATAAACACGAGAACCAATATCATCACAACAATTGGCTTCTGGTCCAGCGCAGCCTGCGCTTTTCGTATACAAATATTTGTACCGAATGGAACCTCTATAACCTGAAAAACATGTGGTTATCCAATGCAACAACACAGTGTTACAAAAATTATAACCGCCAGTATCTCCCGCTTCAATAAAATCAACTGAAGCTCCCTGACGATAAAACGGGTAAGCCAACCGTTGGCGTACAATACGCCAAAAATCTTGATTGCCAGCAAGAGAATTTCTTTCACGCCTCCACAAATTATACCTTTTCATAAGGGGCCTAAATGACACAATTGATTCTCCAGCAAAAACCATATTCAATTCTGATGAATACTGAAGATCAGCGCCCATATGGTCGGATTCAGCCTGTTGTGGAGCAGATGGTTCAGAAGTATTCTGAGATTCTGGGACGACCTCAGCTCCTGATTGCGGCTGAAAAAACACAAAACGCTGAAAATTATCCTCAGGAACAAAAACCTCAAAGTCATCCCCTGCAGACACGAAAACATTAATAGAAATATCATTATCGATCGTACTGTTAGGAATAGTAAGTTCATTAAGTACACGAACTGAAATAACACCATTGCAAAGTCCATTCAATGTGGATGCATAATTAGTTGTAGAATAACCCTCAGAAGCGGAATCCACTCCAGGGTCCAAATGTCTCAACAAAGAAAAGGGTTGGGAATTCGTAACCTCAATGGTGAAATCTTGTGTCTCAGCAATATCAATAATCTCAATATAATTGATGTTATACTCATTGATGGTGGTGGTGTCAACAAAACCAGGATCAAACCTAATCTCCAAACGACCTTTATGAAAAGTTGAACAAACCACCTGAAACCTAAATTTCATAGAGCCATTCCAATACCTAAAAGGCAGGGCAGCAATAGCACAAGGGGGCAAAACAATAGCTCCATTGGCATCTTCCTGCCATAAGCAAGGATTGACTCTGGCGTTCCACAACAAAGTGGTAGGTCCATCGCCAACAGGCCAAGAAAATTGAGTCAAATAAGCCTCTCGCTTAGCTATATCCCTAATAACAAGCGGATCATGCGCACCAACCCCTGAAACACGCGGATCAATTGTCAACTCCTGCTTGTCATCGACTGTCATTTTCAAAGATGTATCAGGGGTAGTAGTTGTCGCCAATTGCGATATCGGAGTGGGCCTAAAAGGCTCGGGATTCTTTGTGTTTGCTGGTCTGCTATATCCCATAATCTTCGCAGCACCAGCTACAGCGCCAGCAATTTTACTGGTAGCCATAGCATATGGGGCTATAGGAGCATAACCAGCAGCAATACCCGCATACTTAGCTATAGTTGTCGCGGGTCCAGAAATCATACCTTTAGTATTGGCTTCATCTATCTCTTGCCCAGATTGAGGAATCAAAGTACTAGAATCCACTGACGTTGGAATAGCCAACTGAACGTTCTCAGCCCATATGAAAAATGAGACTGTAACTTTATCGTCGGCTCCATTGGCATGCTTAAGTGGGTTCAAAGTCCTAAATAAAACCAACCCAGCATCAGGGAGGCCAAGATCTCCACCCCAATTTGAACGCGTAATATCAAAATAATTCTCGTGCCAAAAGAATGGAATTTTCATCTCACCACCCGTCGATGTAGTTGGATCCACAAAAATATGTGGCAACTGTGACGTTTGGGTCAAATCAATAGGGTCAAGGGCAGTATGGGACGAAAGTTGATCAAACCCAGACATGGGCCAATAAGCTACCAAAGCACGCCCATACTGAAATCCGTTTCCATTAACAACAACTTTCATGCGCAAGTCACATCTCAGTAATTTAAAATTAGCTAATCTATTCTGCACACGTTTATTAGTTAAAAACTGTCTCCATGGATTAAACTGAGCAGACAAAATGCCATTGGTATTCCATTGAGATTCAAAAACCTTTACAGGTCGCGAGAAGAAATCTGCAAGTGGAACATCATCCTTGTCTTGCAATTTGCGTGTAGGATCAACGAACGATTCAATATCATTCTGATGCCCCGCGTATTGATCGCGAAAACGCATAGTTTGATGCGTAACGTTATCAGGAGAAGCATTAATATTTGTATCAGCCGTAATTCCTGAATGTGCTTTAAAAATAGGGACAAAATCACAATATTCATCCTCAAGTTCAGCAACAGGAAAATCTTGAAGTGGCATGTCCAATAATTGTTTCTCATAAAGGGCAAAATTCCTCTCAATTACCACTAACATAGGGTCAACATCGTTAACCCATTTAAAAGTGGACAACACATCCGTGTCGATTTTGTGGTCGTCACGACCACCGGTTTGCTTTTGTTTAATATATTCATATGTATTTTTGTTAGTCAAATTATTTAACCCATCACCTCTATCGACTATCGAGGGTGGGGTGCGACTTAAGTGATTCTTTATCACCCAAAAATCTTGTGTCAAGCCTACAATTTCAAATAGTCACTCTGAAAATTGTGGTATCCAATAACACAAGACAATTTTGCTTACCATCAGATTTGAAACTGGGAGATTAATTTAACGCCATTCTAAAGGCGGGGCAAATTAAAACCCATACGCCCTCAATCTTGCAGCGTTCTCATACTCTCTTACGTCACGCCACATCGAAAAGGGTAAACGTATATCCTCCCAATAACCATCATGCCCAGACATGGTCACAGGTTCATAACCCTGAGGGGACAACAGAACACCGGCATATGATATTGATGGATTCAATACCGCCGCTGCGTAGCACAATCTACGCAATTGCTTGCGACCCTTGCTCCTTGCTGATGCTAACAATGAATCTTTAATCTCCAGAAACAACATGTGGTGGACACCCATATGAGTAGACATAAAGATCAAATCAACTTCCCCAACCATATTATGTATGAGTGGGGCGTCCATTGATACAGCAGTCAATGGAATATCAGTAAAAGCTTTAACGTATAATGGTCGAATTGGCAACTCCTCTTCCTCACCAGAATGAGGATCATACCTCTCGTGCCACTGATCAACTTTATCTTGATATGTAACATGCAATTGTGTACACAAATTTGTTAATTTGGCTAACCGGGCTACATCTTTCATCTCGTCCCGACGCTTCTCATATATAGCTTGTCCATGATTGAACCACTCCATTAATGCAGTGTCAATATTCAATGCGCAAGCTTCCACCTCAGACAAAGGTGAATTTTTCTCACGTAAAAAACAATGCAACATTTTAAAACATGAATCCTCCGACAATGCACCAACTTCGCAACCTAACGCAGGATGGTAGACCGTTTTCCGTTTCAAAAATTCAAGATCATCGACGGATATAAAATCAACCATCTCACTCTCTTTATCAGGCATCGTGTAAACCTGGCCATACCTAGCTAATACTTCAGAACATTTCTTAATATTAAAATCAGAATATTGTGGATCGACTGAACCAGCATTATCATCGCCATACGTGATCAACGCACAAGCTTCGCGAAAATCCTGTGCTTCCGGATAAATTGTAAAGAAACAACATCGCATATTCAGGCTATTGCAAATGCTGTTCAACACCGCAGTCAATGGATTACCACTAATGTGTCCTCCACTCGTCAAACCAATTAGATTACCATCAAAGGCAATTACTGAATATACCAAATCTCCAGCCATAGCCTTCATCGCACGTATATCATTGGCGGTGTAATTTGGACATCTACACGCACAATCAATCAAAATGCGTAAACCAGCAAACAGCAC